ATCAGCAAATGGATGTCTAGAGTTTGGATCAATATAAATATCAAGAGGGTCTACATCGTGAATACAAACCTCACCTTTACCCATATCCATCATTGGGTCTACATAGACCAGAGCTGCTCCCATACCAGTAACATAATAATCATCGACTACTCGTCGCATCATTGTATTACCTTCTGATATTTGCCAGATATATTCTAGCAACCCATTCATAGCTTGGGCTACTTGATTATCACTATCTTCTCTTGGGGATACTCTAAACTGAGGTTTGTTTGCAGTTATAAGAGCTTTAGCTGCTTCGACTGCTGGATGGATACGGTTTACGACTAATGGAGCCTGACCTCTCTCCTCTAGAATGCGCTTTTGGTCAGATGTCCACTGCTTACCAAGTCTAAATTCTCTATCTTCCTGAGCATGATTAGCCCAAGTTTCACGTTTTTCTGAATACGTTTTAAAGAGGTCTTGTGTTTCATCAACAAGACGTTTACCAGTTTTGTCTGATTTTGAAGAGTAAGCCATCGTTAAAAATTAATCATTATAAAGTTAACCAGTCAAGTAGTTTATTGCTTTTTATTTCAAGTTCTTCTTTAGGGTCAAAATCGTTCTTTTTTACCCTACAAGGCTTAGCTCCTTCAAGTGCAGTCCATACCGCATCCATAATATCATCATTTTTACCTCTTGGATAAGATAAAAACTCTTGCTGCGCTGTAAGGTCTTGAGTCCTAAAGAAAAATTCTCCTTTTGCAAAGACTGGTACTAATGATAGTAGTCTTTCGCTCTTTCGGTTCCGTGGTTTTACACCTTTTTCCAATCCAGGTATATATAGATTCTTTTCAAGCATTAATGCTCTAGTTGCACTACGCAATGCTTCTTGATAAGCAACAGTCTCTATCTTCATTCTTTTAGGTTTATATTTTTCAAATATCTCAATAATTTTTTGAGGTTGTCTAGCGGGGTCGAGCCTATCTCTAAAGATATCGACAACATACTTATTATTATCAGCGTCAATACCAATGGTAGCAATAACAAAATAGTCAGCACGGGCACTAAGACTAGATGCAGGATCAACTCCAGTATAGAGTTCGACTGGTATAATTTTCTTTTCATCTGCTACCTCTCTAACCAAACACGGTTGGCCGTTTATTCTTTCAAAGTCATAATGATGTAATTGTATGTAATCAGGTTTAAATGGTGCATCGTCAGGAGATTGAGCAATATTCATGTACTCTTGGTAGAATCCATTTATATTACCCACGCTCTCAAACTCACTTTTTATTTGCATTATCCTATCTTTAGGAAAACGTTGTGGCCATATACTATTTTCATCATCATCCCAAATGCTATACCACAAGG